GTTGGTACTTTCATGGGCCAAAATTGGAAACACTCTGCACATTATGCAAACCCTTTCATTGTTTTAAGTCATTAAAACCTCTGATTTTTTCAACTTCCTCATCCGGCTTATCCGCAAGACCGAGCATCTCGACCGCCTTTTCCAGTGAAATGACGCCATCTTGATATGCTTTGCCTATTGCGGACCATTTGTTCTGCACATCTTCCTCAAACGGTTCGGCGAATTCATGTTCTATTTTGAGGCTTGCCAGTTGATCTCTCATATGAATGTGAGTGACATTCATCATGATCGCAAGAATCAGGTTCTTCTCTCGATCTACAAGCTCGTCATAGATTTCTTTACGGTTATCCCGTTTGATGTAGCCGAGCACCATAGCGCGCTTTATCGCATCTCCACTCAGGGTCCCCAGACCTACCATTTTCTCCGGGGAGAATTCAGGGGTGAAAGTGTCGAACAGAATAGACTCTTTCAGGTCGTCTTTTTCTTGTTGCTGAGTTTCGGAAGACACGGGAGGTTCGATATATTCGAACCTCGACTTATCGTCGGACAGTTGGACAACCTTGCCCGGATCTTCTTGTTTGGGAAGGCTTCTTATAACATCGACAGTAGCGGCTGCTATAGGATCGGCGAAGTAATTATTTACGTCGGCCGTTTTTGAATCGATATTTTCTTCTCTGTCGATACGAGGCTGAAGTCCGGACCATGCCGTTTCCTGAGAGTAGTAGATGACGTTTATCTTGCCCGATGGATTGACAACAGGCGTAACCTCCCAGCCGATCTTTGCCTTTCGTCCCCGATAAATGAATGTCGGCGTATGGATGTCGAAATGTTCTACAGTGTTCGAGCCTTCTTTCAGATAATACCCATAGCCGAAGGCCAATAGACTTCCGTACTGGTCGAACATCGGGCGAAGTGTATAACCTTTCGATTTCGAAAGAACGACAATTTTTACAGCAGGAAGACCTTCTTCATTGCGGTAAATATGATATAGTTTGGCTGATTGAGTCTCGGCTCCGGCCAGCCGTTTGGCTTGGCGCATATGGCTATTAAAACGATGGTCTCTTAGGAACTGCATAAAAGCTGCGAATGCTTCGGGGTCGCTCGATTCGTCAGACATTCTCCATTTAATCGGATTACCCAACAGGAAAAATAGCTCGACCTCGTTGATATAGCGTTGACGAGTTCTGGGGAGCTTTTCAGTACGGTAACTTTCCCGACCTTTACGTACTTTATCAAGACGCTTCATTATGGCGTGCAATTCGGGGTTGTATTCCCGAATCGCTTTCACAACTTCCGCATCGTGATTTTCCATGAGGGACATAGCCTGATCGATGTCTCGCGCCGCGATGAGCTCAAGAAGGGACCGCTCAATGCCTAAAGCATTCAGCGTTTTGTTTTGAAAGTACGTGAAAAGCTGATCTATAAATCCCATATTACCATATGTTTAGGTTTTCTAAATCCTCAAGCTGCATTTGTGGCTCCCTTTTCTCAAAGCAACCCGTTAGCGCGTCCGGGGCATCGTCGTTAGCATTCCGACCTTCCTTCATATATCCCATTATCGCCCGATAAAATTCCGGCCATTTTTTATCCCACCCCGACGGGAGAAAGGTCATATTGTTCACGTCAGCCGATTTCGAGAATATTCTAACCTGTTTATTATCAGTCTGGGCAAACCATGAAATCCGGGTTTTGGTATTGCCCATCAATCGGCATTGTTTTTCCACATTGCGAGCAAAGCCCCGTCCTCCGTTGTTACTTTCGATAAAGGCTTCTTCGGTCTGTTGTCTCGACAACATCTCGGCCGTCGCAGGCTCGGTATACTCCATCGGTTTTTTTGTATAGAGCACATCGGTGACGTAGTTGCCTTCGGGCTGTTCTACATAACAAATTGCACATAAATAGTCATCGCCCGTGTCTGCCGTGTCAACGTAGGCTTTGCGTGTCGATTCGATTGCGTAAGGAATGATATCGTAGGTCTTGAACTCCCGATACATCATGCCTTCCAACGGCTTCGGATTCTGCATGTATTGTGTCTCGAACGTGAAAGGATCGGATTCTCGGTATCGCCGTAGCTTTTCGAGAGGGAATCGGTCTTCCCATAAAGCTCGCTCCGTGTTCGTCCCTTCGTCGACTATTGCCGGAAATCTGACTACATCCCATTCGCCGCCTTCATCGATTGTACCTTCTCTTTTTATTAGATAGCCGCAGAAATCATCCTCGGCAAGTCTTTGAGCAGTGACGATGACCGGCGTATGTGTGTCGTTTAACCGGTTTTTGAACGTAGATGTCCATAATTCTCCAATCCGCTCCTTGATAGTGTTGGAAAAACTATCCTGAGCTTTCATCGGGTCATCAATGAGCATGGCTCCGCTGAATTTCTTTGCTCCCAGTTTACCACATCCGAAACCAGTAATCTGTCCCATGAATGGCGCTGCATACATGATGCCGCCTCGGGAAGTGGAAATGCTCCCTTTAGCATTATTCGATAGTTTGACCTGAGGGAAAAAGGCCCGATAATTTGGATCCGCCATAAGCCTGCGAACGTTGGTAACGTTGCGAGTGATAAGCTGGTCGCTACTCGACAGGTGCATGAATTCCGCATTAGGATTGATAGCAAATCCTAACGCGGAAAACGATACGACTGCTAACTCTGTCTTTGAATGGCGCGGGGGAATGTTAAACATTACCCGGTTGGTTGGGTGCTCGCCTCGGAGAACCTGATCGAGCTTGCGACAAATGATTCGATGGTGAGGAGATATTCGGAACGGCTGTCTGTTTACGGCTTCGAACATAACAGCCGTAAATGTCAAACTACCTTCTTTCAGCAGAAGATCGCCGATTGCTGAATAATCATTCATTGTTTTTCCCCTCCTGAATCAGTTGGAACAGGCGCTCTACGTTAAAAGTAGGCTGTGGAATATCATTGCCTTTGCTATCTGTATTAGCTATTTTTTCCGGTGCGTTATAACCAAGCATACTCACAATACTGTCCAGCGCCTTTTGCTTGTCGTAGCACGTAATTTTTACCTGTTCGTCAATCACCTCGTCGCCCATCGGAGTGGTACGCTTGGTCTGCTTTGTTTCGACGGACCGAATACATGCCTTTTCGTCATCGGTAAGGCTTTCGAACTCTTTAAGCGACATCCATCCATTACGAATGCGGGTTGCATCGGAGAAGGCGATTTTTTGGTGCTCCCGAATGATTTGCAAAGCCGTAATGCCGGCAGCTTCTGCAAGGTGGTTTTTGAGGTATTCCAGCCTTTGTGCAACCTTTGTGTCCGCAAGAAGCTGCGATGCGTTACACCAAACAGAATTATCACTCATTTTCGAGCAATCGTAAGCATAACGATATGCCTCGGATGCGTTACCGCATTCGAGGTACTTGTTACAGAATTTTTCTTGTTTGATTGTCAGCTTACTTGCCTTTGCCATACTGTTTTGCCAAAATCTTTGCTTGGCGACTCTGTATACTTAATGCAAAGGTTGAAACGGTTTGCACATTGTGCAAGTCTTGCCGCTGTTTTTTAAGCTTTCGATAAAATTAATGTTTTTTATCAAGTCAAGCAATAAAGTTTTTTAAGATTTACACGATTTTTACAAGGTTGAACATTCTGAATGACCGCCAGCCTTCGGCAAGCATATCGTAATATGTTACGAGGTGTTTGTTCGGCTTACGGTCAGAACCCTTTGTTTCGGAGCACAGATCGTCTTTAAGCGTGCCGAATGCCTGTCGCAGTTCGCCCGTGCTTGACTTCAGATAGAAGAACTGCACGATACCTGTGCGCATCTTCATTTTCAATTTAAAGACTTGCCATGCCTTATGTAGGCATTCGGCAAAAGCTTCGCCCGTCGCGCGGCACATTTGCCACGCCATGCGCATGATATTTGATAGATCGGTCGTTTTCATCGTGGTTAAGGTTAAAAGTTGGCTTTGAGTTTTAACAGTCGTAATACTTCGCGTAACTCGCTATCAGTGTACTTTTCGGCAATTTCACGCGATACGCCGTTAAGGTTCATCGCAAGCTCAATCGCGCGGGTTTTCGATACTTTGGGTGTGGTTCTTCGTGTTTTCATGGTTCAATGGGGACATACAAGGTATATATGGCCATATTGGTAAGGTACGTTTTGAGATCGTCAATAGAATCGCCTCGGTTAAAACGATCTAATAAAATAGCTCGAACAGCAGGGTCTTTTTCAAGCTGCTTAACGCGCTCTTCAATAACTTCAATAGCATTCTCTTCGGTCATGGTCTTTTCGTTGTTTAGTTCAACATCTTTTGCACAAACTCGGTGGCCTCTTTGTCCTCGCCGTCCTCGTTGAATACGGCCTTGACGGTGGCCTTCTCGCTCTCTACCCACCAATATGGGGCCGTCCAATAATCGCCTTTCTCGTAGCCTATCTCTGCCTCGTAATTGATGCAGGCCGTGAAATTCTCGGTCTCGACTTCGAAATACTCACTCTCACCGTTCAGCTTCGTAATATAGTCTGCGGCCAGTCTCGCAAGGGTCAGCAGCTCGTTTCGTGTGGCGGTTGTTATGGTT